GATACGATGGAAGATGTTAAAAATAGAAAATGTAAATGTGGAAAAGCTCAACCTATTTATAATGAACCTGGTGAAACCAAAGGTATTTGCTGTGCTAATTGTAAAACAGATACGATGGAAGATGTTAAAAATAGAAAATGTAAATGTGGAAAAGCTCAACCTATTTATAATGAACCTGGTGAAACCAAAGGTATTTGCTGTGCTAATTGTAAAACAGATACGATGGAAGATGTTATAAATAGAAAATGTCCTGGACTATTAAATGATACAAATCCTTGCCCAGTTTCTCAACGAGGAAATCCCAAATATAAAGGTTATTGTACCGAATGTTATCGTCGCAATTTTCCATTGGATCCATTAACGTTTCAAATCCGCAGTAAAACAAAAGAAATTGCAGTTCGAGATTTTATTAATGAAAATTTTAACGGATTTATTCACGACAAAATACTTTATACCGGACATTGCAACTGTACCCATAGACGACGAATAGATCATAGAATTATTATAAAAAACACCTTACTTGTTATTGAAACTGATGAAAATCAACATAAACCATATGATAAAATGGATGAAGAAATTAGATATAATGACTTATTTTCGGTGTTTTCAGGTAAATGGATTTACATAAGATTTAATCCAGATAAATATATAAACAACAAGGGTAAACGAAAAAATCCTACAATAGCAACAAGATTAACAAAATTAAAACAAGAAATAGAATATCAAATGGAGAGAATAAATAACGAAGAAAATACTGAATTGTTAGAAATAAAATATATGTATTATGATAATTATAATTAAAATATTGTAAAAAACCATTTTAACAAAACTTATATATTTATTATATATGTTATATGAATTATATACAACATGATATATCTATTAATATACCTCCAAGTGAATGTATATTTCAACAAGTATATGTAGATGAAGAAGGTTTAAACAAATTGCTATTATTACATAATAATAAACAAATGTTAGAAAAATCTAATACAATGTTAGATGATCCACCAACCCACCCTAATATAATAACTTCTTTTCCCAGTGATTGTGGTTCATTAAAATATAATGATATTTGTTGTTTATGTGGAAAACCAGAATCACATCATTCAAATAATAAACCGCATAAATTTTTTAAAATAATCGAAGAATATCGATGTAAAAAATGTAATAAATTTTTTTATCAACATAATCATTCTTTAACACCATGTTTCACTCCTATTAAACGAATACCATATGGATAAATTGTGCATAATTATGTGGATTGTATAGTTATATGTGTCTTAGAAACGATTGCATTATATGATTTGTTTAATGTTAATCGTATGGTTTTATTACCATCTATACATTTTATAAGATTTGTAAAACTCTTATTGCTAGGTCGTGTAGGTATATTTTTATGAAACCACAATTGTATCCAAAATTCAATATTGGAACAATTACTTTTAAAATACTTATCTCGTGGGATTTTTATTACAGATACTTCTTTGCCAGTTACATCATTAATATTCATTATATTTACGTATAAATCTACCCAGTTAATAAAACTGGTTTTCCATTGTTCAGATAACATTGTAGTATATTTAACAAATGAATCCAATCCTTTCATAATATTTTTATCAAAACCATTAATATTTGGAATAAGTGTATCACGCATCATTCCTCTCCTGGACCATTCAGGTGTTGAATCTTCCAAGTAAGGTATGTTAAAATTATCAGCAAACTCTATTATGTCATGTTTAGACACTGATAACATTGGACGCACAATAGTTATATTGCTTTCATAACCAATAGATTTCATACCAAATAAATTATCAAAATGAATACCCTTTGATAAATTACTAAATACATTTTCATAACAATCATCTTGATTATGTCCCAATATGATAGGACATTTAAAATATTCATAAAATGAAAAACGGATACGTCGCGTAATATCTTCATAAACTTGACGAAATGATGCATTCCTATTTCGTTTTATTTCATCTATTTTGCGCACATATAATGGAACATCTAGTTTGTTTGCCCACCATATAAGCATTTCAATCTCTTCATTACAACATTTACGATTATTATAACAAATATGAATAAGTATTAATTGTTTATCTTGTTTCTCGCAAATTTGTTTCATTACATAACTAGCAACCATAGAATCTACACCACCACTAATACTAACCGCAACATTTGGTTCTTGAATGGTATCTATTGTTCTTTTAAATATATCTGTAAAATGTTTTAATTTGATTGAATGATTGTAATCAATAATTTTAACATGGAGAGAAGGAGCAACAAGTATTTGAGAAAACGACACCGGCTCTATATTATTGGTATTTACAACATTATATCCAGTGGTCTGTTGTTTGTATTGATGAATATCCCATATGGTTGCTTTTAAAAATCGTAACAATAGAGAATTTGTTGGACTTGTTTCTAATTCCTTGTATATTTTGTTTAATACAAAATATTTTAATGTAATATTTTTATTATGGCGAATAGTTAATAATATAAATACCCTTTTCCATATATCTAATGATTCATACGACGACTTATGTATCATTTTAAATGCTAATGATGTTGCAAAACGATATGCTATTTTTCGATTTTTAATGGTTATTCTGTCACATGGATGTCTATATATTTGATCGTAATGTAACAATAATGTCATATTAATGCCATCACAATCTTCATACATCGTAGATACTAACGGTAAGTCGTCTATAGGTTTATGACTAAACCAATACTCTTTATTTGTTTCCCAAAATTCTTGAATATTAAAAATTAGGTTTATTACAGTTCCTTCATTTTTGACATCTCCGTGTATAATTGGATAAAATTCTTGTAAATTTGTATAATCAGTCATATTATTGTTTGTTCCATTATATGTAAAAGTTTTACTAAAATCAATTTTATAATGTTAATAGTTTATATAATGCTTAAAAATATTATATTGCCATAATGGGAACATTTTTACGAATACTGGAAACTTTTGACCGAAAATGAGGAGCTCCACATTTTCCTGGTCTAAAATTAGAACGCTCATGTCGAGCAGTAAGTAATTCATTAGGAATCGTTCTCATTGTGATATTTTATTTTTGTTTAACACTTGGGAATGTATTAGCATATATATTTGGTATGGTGTTGTAGTATACCAACAAATTATATAAAATTTTTTGTACTCGGTACCTACACATAAGCATACAGGATGAATACATTTATACAGGATGAAAAATAATTATCTATTCCTATACAATCCGAATTCGATTACATTCTGGTGGAATATAATATAATATAATACTATAAACTCCTCCGTCAGGGGAGCGACGCTTCCGCTGACGACGCGCCACGAGTCTGCCTTCGAATTCGGTGATGTAGCATTTTAACACCATAGTAGTAGTAAAAATGTTTGTTGTTAAAATTGAAAGAAACATTAAGAAGAAAAGTAGAAAGCGTTAAAAAAAGGAACTAAAAAATAAAACAGATTCTAACATTCTATTTATTAAGAGCATATAATATAATCAGAAATGCAGCAATATTCATATTAAGTAGCGTAGAATACCCCATTGCTATCATCAATGACCAAATATAATTAATTGAATAAGAAGATGGTAAAATCCCAATCGTTCCAATTAACAGAGCAATACAAATAAAGGTAATTAAACTATTTGTTAAACCATTTTGTGATTTATTAGTTAATATACGACGGTAAATAAGAATAAGTATAAAAAGGGCATAATTCAAGTAATAAAATTTATTTTGTAGTAAATTTAATATATTTTGTAAAAAACTTATTTGATGAAATCCGCATTTATAATCCCATATTCCCTTGACATTTTTGTCGGTTGTAATCTCTGTAAAGCATCGTTCCCATAATATTGGTTTAATTGCCTGAGAGCTAAATATGATTGTTCGTTGAAATACTAATTCTAATACAATCATTATTATTGGTAAGCATAAAATGAGTAAATAAATATAGGAGTAGTTATTTTTTTTATAGTATGGAATATAATAGTATATAGCTAAAATACCCCATAAAACCAACGGAACTAATTTTGGTCCTATATTAAAATATAAATTACCATGTTTATAGGTTTCAATATAAGGATCATTTGATTGTTTTGCTTGAACGGACATACGTATATATATTAAGAAAGAAGTTATAATTAAATGAAGAGTTATTAATTTAATTATACGTATTATTATACGTATTAATTGTATATTTGTAATACTTCTACAAGTATGCCGATTGTTATGGACGCGGCGAGAAATAAGAAATGTGTTTTAACATTGGTGGTCATAAGCATATCATTATTTGAATAAAACCAAAACCATATAAATATGAATGGAACGGATAATGATACAGCATATAAAAATAATGAAAATACTTTTTTGAACAATGCCTTATTATTGTTGTATATAACTGATAAAATGGTAAATAGAATAATTATTAAACAATATCCTTGATATGGTAGTTGTTCAATTCTAAAATTTAATAATGTGGACAAATAATTTGTTGTGCTTTTATCAGTTTCAAATTTTCGCTCAATAAAACGTTCGAATACCGAAAATACGTGTGTTTTCTTTTTTAATTTGTCAAAATATTCATTTGTTACGATAAATCCATATTGTGCTGGATCTACTTGAATTGCAGTATCAACCTTGCTTAAATCTAATATTTGGTCATATATATCACCTTTCATTTTTATCCATTCATTCGTTTTATTATTAATCATGTAAACATATTCGGTTTGATATATAAAATCATATAGCTTTGTAAATAGGAATGCTGATAATGCCCCCATAAATGATGCACTCTTGAATTGTAATAATTTATTATAATAAACTAAACTCCAAAAACTTATAATAAAAATATAGATGCCCAATAAACTATATTTATTTAATCCACTTAATTCCCAAAATGGTGGATAATTATTTTTGATATCCAATATTTGTGTTGTTAATTTCATATATGTATAATGGGTATATAAAAAATAATTTTCATTGATTTATGTATTTAGTTATTTTATTTATCCACAAGAGTATTCTCAATTAAACCTGTTAATATTTTTACAGTCATAGGAATTTTTGTATCATTATTATACGAGCATACTCCTTGTATGATATTATTTTGTTTATCCAAATTATTATCATCTTTATCTAACCAGTCGGGACATTCCTTCGCATGGTCACGAGTCTCAGACATTTAAAATTGAAATTAACCTAAACAGTTATATAATAATATACTATGTTGTCCAATAAATCTTTCAAACCATCATTATATGGGATATATTTTTTCATAATAGGATCTATAATTTCATATTTTGTTGATGCGGTTCCTCCGCCATTAAATACCGAAAAATCATATGTTCATATTTGATTTGAAATAATGGGACAAATTGCATTGTTATCAATAGTAAGTCATTGTGTCTTAACATATTTTAGAAATACAAAAACATGTTTGGGTATTTCAGCAAAATTTAAATGAAAAAATCTTACATGTAAAATATAAAATAAATACATGGTTGGTTAATGCATGTATATTAACTGGAGAACCTGCCGGTCCTATTGGTTTTGGAATGTGGGTTGGAGAAAAACCATATTCAGATCGTCCTCATCTTACTCATATTTTCTAAATTCTAAAAGGGTATTTATAAGACATAATAATATAATTAATATATATAATGCATTTTTTATATAAATTATTGATTATTGGATTATTGGATTTTTTATTACCTTCACTTTTAAATGTATATGATGTTCCTCAAAGTTATTATATGAATTACTTAGTATTAATAAACG